CTAGGGTTAGTCCTATCTTGTCGAAACACTATAAGACCTCTTAAGCAGTTATTCTATTAACGTAACCAAAAACGTTGACTTTATCAGCCACAGCCGCTGCACCTTTAACGATTAGCCCTGTGCTGGCTTTACCAGACAGTACCAATCCGGGGATTATTAACTGTAACCCAGACTCCGCAGTAACTGTGTACTCGATAATGTCATCAGCATCAGTTGTTCCACCAAATTGAATCGTAATCTTGCGATCCGATGAATCGGTGTTAGATGCATACAACCAAATCTCATCCAACGTAGTTGCTGTAGTTGTAGTGGTATGAATTGTTCCATATGCACCACTATCGACTGGCATTTCTATACCAGTACCATCTGCGGAACCTCCGCTGAGTTGTACTTTTGAATATGTTGCCATATTACCTTTCCTTTATTAACTGAAAATTTGATTATTCAGAAGTAGTTGATCGTTGTTAGTAGTTATAGAGATAGCAGGAGTAGCGCCCCCTGAAGAAACAATAGGAGCCGTACCCGTCACAGAAGTTACACTGCTGCCTGAAAGTGCTACCGTTCCATCTGCATCAGGGAACGTAATAGTACGATCAGTGCTGGGATCTGTAATAGCAAAAGTAGTAGTATGCCCATTACCAGTAGTAGCACCAGTAAACTCCAGTGGGCTAGCACCCTGAAAAGTAGCCTTAGCCTGAAAAGTACTAGCCTCAGTTACCTGAAGAGTACCCGCAATTGTGGTTAAAGAACCGCTAACAGAAAATGTTGGGGTCTGAGCGACCCAAGTAACAATATTACTAAAGTTAGCGTTCATTTGGGTGGCTACAATCTTCGCACCAGCAGAAAAAGTATTTGGGGTAGTCAACGCTGCCATTTAACGCAATCTCCTAGTTCTATACATTCCAACAACTGAGGTCACACCCCACTTGCCTGTAGCATCAGCAGCAGGAAATGACACAAACCTCAAACTAATAGCCTTCGCTGTCCCAATTGACCCCCAACGGACAACCAAATACTTGTCTGTAGTGCCTTCTTGCGCCCATTCAGACGTATCCCATATACCATTACCAGAACCAGTAGGATCAGAATCCCAAGTTGCCTGCGTTATACCAGTAAAAGTACCTGATTGTATCTGTGCAGAAGCCGCTAAATTATAATCTTTATACGCATACATACTTAAAGCAACACTGTTATCTGATAGCAAAACAGTTCTTGTTTTGCCCCATCTTTTCAAAAATGTAGGACGATTACCTTCAAACCAACTGGTCTGATAATAAGCATTAATAACATTAACAGCAGAAGCACCATAATCGTCAGTGTCCAC